TTTTTTTTCTTTTTACCAAATGCGTTTGGTGTTAAATATCCTATACCTTCACCTTCATCAATAGAACCTGCTACTAATCTATATCCCCATGAATTTAATTTATGTTTTAATTCTGCTTTATCTTCAGCTTCAAAATCAAAACTATCATTATACCCATAATAACCAAGACCTCTTTTTTCAATATATGTTTCTCCATCTGGACCATCATAAATTGCAATTTCTCTAGGACCATGAAAGGTGCCTTCTTCAACTTCTTTACCTTTAGATAAATCTTTTGTTTTGTCTACTAGTATATTTGAGTCTGATAGAAATTTAACTATTTTTTCTAATTTAGTATCGTCTGGGTTTTTATCAGCTATAAATTGTAAATAATCTAAATCACCTTGATCTAAACCATGACCTTCATTAACTGATTCTTTAAGGTTTTTCACTCGTACATATTCCTTAGGGTAGTTAGTTCTTATATGTGTTCTAAAATCGTTAAATAAGGTTGTTATCGTTTTAAAAAAACCATCTATAACTTTATCATCTTTAGTTTTACCCGTTGACTCAAAAGCAGATAAAAAATCTCTTGCTTTTAATAAAGATTTAAAGGTTGAAGTAAAGTCAGCTACATCAACTATATCCCACTCAATAGCCCCAGTTAAATCATTAACTGATGATACCGTAGATTTTTTACCACGTGAAATATCAACATCACCTACTTCTATTTCTTTAAGCTTAAACCTGTACATCCTTTAATTCTTGTATTAAATCGTAATATTGTAATAGGTTAGTTAAATCATCATCTTTAACTTTAGATGTTTTATCTATTGTAGGAAGCATTTTAATTACTTCTGTAACTTTAATTTTAGTGACTTTATCTGTAACAACATTGCCTAGTTCAGTTAGTGATTCTTTAATTTCATTTACTTTAGTATTGTGAAATTCTCTTAATCTAGGAGTGTTGTCTATTGATGTGATAAGTTCTTTAAGTATTGTTTTTTGTTCTTCTAGTAATGTATCATATTTACTATTAAACTTTTCAAGTAATACTCTGTATGTTAGTGTTCTTAAATCCTTATCATAGGCTTGAAACTCATCTATAACAGTTTCTTTAGTTTCATTTACTATTGATTTTTCAGATAAATGTTCTAAAATAGTAATCTTATTGTTTATTTCTAATTCAGGATTAGAAAATTCTTTATTTGCTTTGATTTCGGTTAACATATAAAGAGCTGCTTGTGTTTTATAGTTTGGAAGTTTATGTTTAAAAAACTTAGTTAAATCGTAGTGTTTTTTAATTTCACTGATTAAATTATATTTTTGTCTTTTTAAAGCGCTTCTATTTAAATTTAAAGATGATTCTAATAGTGAATTTAATATTAGATTGGCTTTTGCTTCTGTAACATTAGTGTGCTTGGATAGCTGTTCGTATAACTTGTATTCCCTTCCTAATTCTGTTTTAACAAAATATTCCTTTAAAATTTTTCTAGCTGGTGAGTCAATGCCGTCTAAAGTATCAGCAGTGATTTGTCTTACTAATAGTTCAAAAAGAATACCAGAATTTTTGTACTTTGAATGTTTTATGTTCATTCCGTATTATTTGGTTTATTTATAAATATATAAAAATATTCTATTATTTCAATTGGTTTTCATCTAATAAATTATTTCCTTTTTTCTCTTGTTCAAATACAAGCTGTTTTCCAGTTCTTTGTGGTCCAGGAACTTTTTTAAGCATGTTTTTATGTTCCATTGCTAGTGGAGAACCTCCTTTAAATTTAGGTCTTAATCTACTAGATTCAGTGTCATTACCACCTTTTGCAGCTTCTCTACCTATTGGATCTTTTCCAAAAGCATTGTCTTGAGTGCCTCTATCTGTTAATTTTTCTTTTGGTCTGCCTAATGGTGTTTTTTCGTTATATCCATCTGGTACATTACCAGGATCTGATTGTGTTCTACCCATTCCATATAGTGAAGCTAAGTCATGTGGTGTACCATATGATTTACCTGTTTCTAATGGATCATTACCTTCTGCTTCTATTTGTGCTAATCTAAAGTTACGTTTTTGATCTTGTTGTACTAAATCTCTATATTCATCAAACTCATCTTGACTAAAGTGGAATATGTTTTCATAAATCCAATCTGTAGGGATGATTTTACTATCAATCATAGATTGAGCTAATGTCATTTTTTCTGTCATTAATGCTACTCTTTCTTGATCGTATATGATTGATGGTGTAGTCATTGATAGTTCAAAGTTAGATAAACTTTCATCAGTGTAACCTTGAGTATATAAATGTACTAATGCTATTTTTTGTAGTTCAGATACTATTATTCTTTGTATTCTTTCTATTGTTCTAGCAAATCTGATATCTTGTGCTGCTAATGTAGCTTTACCATCTGTGTTTTCATCATAACCCATGAATGCTTTAGGAACTTTAAGGGCTGCAAATAGTTTTTCTCTTAAATATTCTACATCGGCTATACCATCATATTGTAATCCTGGTGTAGTATCTATTTTAGTTGCTGTGTCATTACCTCTAATTGGAATGTAGAAATCTTCAAGCATGTTTTGCATATTGTATTTCAAATTGTATTCTCCTGTTTCTTGGTCTATGTGAGGAGTTCTTTTCATTTTTGAAATAGTCTTTTGCATAAAGTTTTCTACTTCTGCAGGTGGAATGTTTCCTACATTGATGTAAAATATTCGCTTTTCTGGTGCTCTTACTATACGGTGTATAAGCATCGCGTCTTCCATTAGTGTGTATTGTTTAAACAGTTTACGTGCTGGTTCTATATAAGATCTGCCGTAAGGTAAGAAGTTAGTGTCAGTAAGTAATCTAAAATGAGCCATTTCATAGTTATCAAATAATATTTGATTACCCTTAACATCATTATTTCCTGGGACGTTATAATATCCATAACCTCCAGCTGATACACCATCAGGACTAAAGGCATATTTTATATCCATTGGGTTATCTTCGTCTTGTCCCTCTAATCTTTCAATGTGAAATGCGTTATAAGGTATAACATTATACACACCATACTTTTCTGCTATTTCTAGTTTAAGGAAAAAATCTCCATATTTACACATATTTCTAATCCATGGCCATAAATTAAATTCTACATTTAATACATCATAAAATAAGTTGTATAATATTTTTTGGATATTTTCATCAGAACTTCTGATTTGTAGTACTTCACCCATGTCATTTTTAAGTGTAGATTCATCTGCTATAATATCTAAAGCAGAAGCTATAATAGCATCTGTATCCATAGCATCATATTCTGAGTATAGTTGTGGTCTTAGTGTTTGATAGTTAAAGTTGTTTTGATAACCATATAGTGATGTAGGTGATGTAGAGTATACTCTGTTAAATCTATCTACTAATGAATTTGTTTCAACTTCTCCAGATTGTTGGATTTTATTGACATCCATAACCTTAAGTTGGTTACCGCCTTCATTTCTGATTACTACGTCTGTTGCGAATAATCTTTTAAGTCTTGAAAATAATCTTTTATCTGCCATTGTGTGTATATCGTATAAATATTATAAAAGCCATTTTATATCCTCTTCCCCACCAGAATATGGATTATCTATTTTCCATGGGTTTTTATCTGTTGAGGGGTTATAAACTCCTGAATAACTTGTTTTGTTAGAAGATATGCTTTTAAGCATACTTTTAGTTAAGTCAATCCCCTGGGATTTAAACTTAAATGCTGTGTCTCTCATGTACATTGCTATACCAAATGACATTACTAAATCATCATTATAGCCTTGTTGTGCCTCTGGTCTACCATTTCTCCAAATAAAAGTTTTCATCTCTTCTATTAATCTTTTACTTTGTATGGTTACACCTTTGTCACTTAAATATTCTTGAAATTTACCTATTAACATAGGTCTAACTCTAGATGAATTTGTAAAACCTGCTACCATTCTTGATGTATCCATATATTGGTCAAAATACGAATCAGCTCTTACTTCTCCACTCTTAGGTGAATAGTAGAGGTTAGAATATCCTCTATCTATTATTGTTTGGATTGTAGCCCAACCTATACTTGCGTTTTCTACTACTAATAGTGCTTCATTATATTCTGTAGCTATACCTATTAATAAATATCCAAATTCTTTTGTGCCTAATTGCCCTTTATACTCCGCTACTTGTACATTATTTTCAATATCTATTACGTGGAATGCTGAGTAATCTTTTCCGTCTCCTCTAGCGACGTCAGCCACAACCATATATGTTCTCGAATAATCGCATGGTTCCCAAACCCATAAATTTCTGTCAGCGCCACGACGTTCAAGAGGATCTTTAATGTAAGTTTTTTCATAAAATTCTATATATTCAGGGTAAAATACAACATCACCTGATGTTGAAAAATCACAATCACATTCTTGTGCTGCCATTCTAGGATCACCTAGTAGTTCATCTTGTCTGTCTCTCCATGCTTGATCCCTTTCTGGGTGTACAAACCATGGTAATCTTATTGGTAAAAAATCATTTGCTTTT